TTTTATGCGTGTATTATGTTCAGGTGAGCACATGGGCGCGGTAGTGCGTCTGGCTATTCTGTTTGTTATGCATACGCTAGTAAGAACCAGTGAAGCACGCTTTGCAAAGTGGTCTGAATTCGACTTTGAATCACGCTTATGGTTAATACCAGCCGACCGAATGAAAATGAAAGTAGCGCATGTTGTGCCGCTCTCTAATCAAGTCATAGAAATTCTGCAAGAACTAAAGTTATACACGGGTAAGTATGACTACCTTTTTGTCACTCGTGGTTTTAATCAGCCCATGAGTGAAAACGCCATGATTTATGCGCTGTATCGTATAGGTTATGCTGGGCGTTTAACGATTCATGGTTTGAGGGCGACGGGTTCAACACTCTTAAATGAAGTGGGCTTTAGATCGGATGTCATAGAGGTAGCGTTGGCGCATAAAGACAAAAATCAAATACGGGTTAGGTATAACCACGCGCTGTACTTAGAAGAACGTCGGAAAATGCTGCAATGGTATTCAGATTATTTAAGTTCATTAAAAGAGGCTAAGTTGATTGCGCCTGTAAAGCCACCCAAGGGAAGGATGCGTGTTAAAGCGCTTTAAATCGCCTTGTAGAAGGTTGCCAATTTTTAATGTAGATAAAAGAATATTTAATAGATTAACGCTAATACATTGTGTTTTAGTGGTTTCCTTGAAAAAATCAGGGTTGCATCTGAATATATTTGAAATTTAGAGTTTATTTAAGCTTAGGAAACCCACTGTCAACCATTGCTGATAGCTCTTGGTTAGGTTCAGATGCAATCAATATTAGAAAGTCGCACATGTTGCGGCTTTTTTTTTGCCGTTGTGAAGCTGAACGTATTCAGAACGGACTAACGCATCATGGCTAATTTGTTTAGTGCATTTTGGGTGCAGCAATTTTTATTAAAGCTAATAGCGTAGCGGGTTTCATGGTGCGTTTTTTAGTGCATTTATTTTTTCTGTTGCCCACTCCACGCAGGGGGGTTATTTGTTTTGGTAACTTAAAAAAGTAATGCAAGGGTCATGATTAGTTCACGCGTTCACCTAACCCTAGTTGATAGTGATCTATTAACGCTTTCGTAAAAATAAGCATGTTTAAGAAAAACAGGAATCATAAACATGTTTATTACGGATTGGATACGTGCCGCTGTTGCGGGTGTTACCGCTGATGGGCGGAACATCGACGATCAGCAATTGGTAGAAATGGCAAGTAGCTATTCACAAGATACCTATAACGCAAGAATCTGGGCTGAGCATATCCGCAGCGTTACCCCGGACGGTATGTTCAAGGCATTGGGTGACGTGCTGAACGTGAAAGCTGAGCGTATCAAGGGCGGTGATCTTAACGGGCGTATGGCGTTGTATGTGCGTATTGAGCCGCATCAAGACTTAATTGCAATGGTACGCAATGGGCAGAAAGTACACCTCTCTATTGAAGCGCAGCCGAATTTTGCCAATACGGGTAAGTATTATCTGGTGGGGTTAGGTGTCACAGACTCACCCGCAAGCCTTGGTACGGGCATTATGAAATTTAGCACCGCTGCCCGTCAGGAAAATCTTTTCTCAACACCTCAAGAAACCCTTATTAATTTACCTCAGGCTAACGGTATGACCACCGAAGAGTATAAAACCGCCCGTGCTGAATTTTTTAAGGCGGAAAACGCGGCACTTGCTGAAATGCTGGCGCAGCAAAAGAAAGAATTATCTGAGCTTTTTGAGGCAAAAGTCGCAGAACTCAAGCAAGTTGCCAAGGAAAACCACGACGCTTTGATTGAGTTTGCCACGCCACCCAACGGCAACCCGCATCAAGACCGCAAGCCCCACGGCGGCGGCTATTCTGATTCAAAAAAGCGTTACGGTTATTAAGGGGGATGCTATGAAAGCTGATACACGCGAAAAATTTAACCGTATGTTAGAAACGGTATGTGATGCAAATGCAATTAATGACCCTGCCAAAAAGTTTACGGTAGCGCCCGGCGTTGAACGGCGGGTAAGTGAACAAATGACGGAAAATTCAGACTTTTTGAAGCTGATTAATATCGTGCCTGTAACGGAACAAAGCGGCGAAAAGCTAGGTTTGGGCGTAGGTTCACCGATTGCCAGTCGTACCGATACTAATACCGAAGAACGCGAGCCGCAAGAATTAGCGCCGGGTGAACCGGATGAATACCAATGTAAGCAAACCAATTTTGATACAACGTTACGTTATCAAACGATTGATGCAATGGCTATTTTACCACAACTTGATTTTCAAGAAATTTATCGTTTGGCAGTCATGAAGCGCATGGCGTTAGATCGGATTATGATCGGCTGGAACGGTACATCAGTGGCAAAGAAAACCGACCGTGCCACGTACCCCTTGCTGCAAGATGTTAACGTCGGCTGGCTGGAAAAAGTGCGCTTAAATAAGCCGACTGCCTTAATGGGCTATCAGTCAGACGGTCAATCCGACGGCGAAGATATAACCGTCGGTGACGGTGGGCGGTATGCAAACCTTGATAGCCTTGTGTTTGAATGTATGGGTAGTTTGTTAGACCCGTGGTTCGTCGGCTCACAAGATTTAGTGTTAATTTTGGGGCGTGAATTATGGGTTAAACACGGGCTGAGTCTGTACGGTGCAGCCAATAACGCAGCCACGGAATTAAACGCGCTAAACCTGTTATATGCCAATCAATTAATAGGTGGATTGCGTCCTGTCTTAGTCCCCTTTGTGCCACCACGCGGCTTATTAGTCACGTCGTTTGATAACTTAAGTCTTTATTATCAAGCGGGTGGAATGCGCCGGGCAATTGTCGATAATCCAAAGCGTGACCGAATCGAAGAGTATTTAAGCTCTAATGATGCGTATGTCGTGGAAGATTACGGCAAAGTGGGCGGCGTGCGACCGGGCGCAATTAAGTTAAAAAATGCTAGCGGCGCGTGGGTGTAATGATGAGCGGGGCGGTTTATCCAAGCTTATACAGTGAAACCCGCAAAGAATCGGCGCGAGTCGCTGATTCTTGCACTGTTAAGCCTGCTGTGTCGAATCATATACACGCGCTATGGCTTGTAAAATTGCAGTCCGATAAATCCCAGTTATCTAAAATTAAAAGCAAGACCCGAAAAGCAGAATTCAAAGCCAATAGATTGCCAGAATATGCAGATTATTTAAGCCAAGTTATTAATTCAAATGATAAATCTCATAATGAAGTAGTTGTTATGTGGTCGGTGTGGGCGTTGGATTGTGGCAACCGAGAAAAAGCCATGTTACTAGCTGAAACAGCCTTAAAACGCGGCATGAATGCACCTGTTGGCTTTAATCGCTCATTGGCTGAAATATTGTTGGAAGAAGCAGCGCAACGGGTGGAACTCGACCCAAATCCGCACTATTGGCAAGAAGTCTTGCAAACCTTAGATGACCTCACACAGTTAGCCGATGTTAAAGATGAAATACACGCGAAATTCTACAAGGCGCAAGGCTTGGCACTGCAACGCACAAACCCGCAAGCGGCATTACAGGCTTATCACAAAGCACGACAACACGGCGCACAGGTTACGCGACTGATTCAGCGTTTATCTAAGTCTAAGGGGTAAAAAATTATGAAAAATTTTCAGACTTACACCACGGCAAGCGGTTGGAAGTTAAAGCATTGGTGTGATTTTGTATCGGCAAGACAGGTTGCGCTTGCTTTAGGTTATACGCACTCGCGTCAAGTGTTGGGTTTGGGCATTCCCTATTTGCAGCGGGGGAATCGTTGCATTTTCCGTTTGCAGGATGTGGCTGATTATATTGATCGCAATATTAAACAGGCGGCGTAAGCCATTTATAGGCAATAAAAAAGCCATGCTTCAACATGGCTTAGGACGGACGTGTTATATGAGTAACTATATAAGACCTTATTATATTTGTTTATCCAGATATAGTAAACGTAAAAAAGCCAATATTCGATTTTTTGTTAATAAAAAGCGTTTATCGTTCGGTTTTCTCGAATTGCTTTCGAGCGGTGGGATTGTTCATAATGGTGCGGTCGGGTACTGCACTCGACACGCAAAATTTACGGACTCGAATCCAAACTCACAGCGGCATAACCGCAACGACACAAGCGGTAATGCTAAGTCGGTATACTTCATGGAACGCGTTTCAACGTCGGGTTCGTGGGGCATACAACACGGCATTAGCCGAAATAACCACGTCGTTTCTGTGAGAACGATTCGAGAACCCGCAAGTATTTGCTTAATCGAAAAACAACTCATAGGAATTAACGT